CATAATTGGGTAATATCCCAGTTACGTATGGGAGTAGGGTTACACCTGGTAACACAGGCGTTGATAATTGAGTCTCAGAGATTGCATGAAGCAGTTGATGTAGTTGAGGCTATTCGTGAACATGATTTAAAACCGTAAGGGGGTAGTGAAGATGGCGTACGATATGAAACCAGGGAGCTTTAGTTTGTTCCCTAACGACAAGAAAACTAAGGATACTCAACCTGATTGGAAGGGTTCGATTAAGTTGCCCAATGGCGAGGAGTATTGGTTTGATGCTTGGAATAAGCAAGGGACTAAGGGTGGCTTTATCTCTGGCAAGATTGGTAACTTGAAAGCTGGTGTTAACACGATGAGTGCTCCAGCGTCTTTCAATGCTTTCCCGACCACAGCTCCAGTGGCTAACCCTGACGATGACTTACCATTTTGACCATGGCTAGGACTAAAAGTAATCTTTCCAAACAAGTCCCTAGTGTTAAAAACTGGGGAGGTGTGCGGTCTATCCAACGTAAGTTGGAAAGGTCTGCAACGATTATGGAGAACCGTGAGGCAGTGGCTTACGCTTTGCTCTGCATGGCAAATACTAAGCTCACTGACATCATGTCATGGGATGAATACGGTAACGTGAAGGTCAAGGCGTCTAAGGACATCCCTGAGCACGCCCTACAAGCCATCAAGTCTATCAAGGTTCGTACCGATAAAGACGGTGAAAGTACATTGGACATAGAACTGTACGACAAGGTAGGCGTCTTACGCTTGCTTGCCAAGTCTGCTGGACTACTGGATAACCCAGAAGCGGAATCCGATAAGCCATCCGTTATCGGTATCAACATTCATGCACCAGAAGATGTGGAGACCAAAGATGTCAAGGACTAAAGATACCAGTAGCAAAGCCTTGCCGAGTACAGGATTAAACCTCAACTTCTCTAAAAGCCCAGCGGTTTACAAGTTCTTAAGCAGTAATGCTTTTGTCCGTGGGATGATGGGTCCAGTGGGGTCGGGCAAGTCATACGCTTGCGCTGCCGAGGTGATGATTCGTGCCGTACAGCAAAAGCCCTCTCCTATCGATGGCATCCGATATAGCCGTTTCGTCATAGTACGTAATAGTTATCCAGAACTCAAGACTACTACGATAAAAACTTGGCAAGATATGTTCCCTGAGGCTACGTTTGGTCCTATGCTCTATACGCCACCGATTACTCATCACATTCGCTTACCAGCCCGTGACGGTGCCGCTGGTATCGATTGCGAAGTCATCTTTCTTGCGCTTGACCAACCTAAAGACGTTAGAAAATTACTCTCCTTGGAGTTGACTGGCGCCTGGGTGAACGAGGCACGAGAGTTACCAAAAGCTGTCATCGATGGTCTTACACACCGTGTCGGTCGTTATCCTACAAAACGAGATGGTGGCGCATCATGGCACGGCATCTGGATGGATACCAACCCGATGGATGATGACCACTGGTGGCATAAGCTCGCTGAAAAAGAAAAGATGTCTGGTCCATACGCCTGGAAGTTCTTTACCCAACCAGGCGGTGTCATCGAAGTACCCCATGACGAGTTGCCTGAGAACCCTGAGGCAAACGACTTCATCTTTGCCAGTGGCAAATGGTGGCAAGTTAACCCTAAAGCTGAAAACGTGGATAACCTACCAGCTGGTTACTACCAACAAATGCTCCTCGGTAAAAACCTTGACTGGATTCGATGCTATGCCGAGGGTAAGTACACCTACGTGCAAGAAGGTAAACCAGTCTGGCATGAATACGATGACAACATCATGTCTGGAGATGTGCAATATGACCCAACACTAGCAATTCAAGTCGGTGTCGACTTCGGTTTGACGCCAGCTGCGGTGATTGGTCAACGATACCCCAACGGAAGATGGGTCGTTTTGGATGAAGTGGTCACGATGGACATGGGTCTTGAGCGTTTTGGCAACTTGTTGCTGTCTGACCTCAACATGAAATACCCAAAAGCCCAAGTTTTGCTATGGGGAGACCCAGCTGGTATGGCTCGTGATGCGATTTACGAAGTAACAGCCTTCGATTACTTGAGAACTTTGGGTC